GGGGTCTTTGCCCCCGGTTAAAGATCAGATTGCTTCGCGCTCGATTGGAATGTTCATCCAGTCTTCGTTCAGCTGCCGGAACAGGACTTCCAGGCTCTGGCCAATGTGCTTTGCCACGTCGGAATGCGGGCTTACGGCACCACTGGCCAGATTGTCGAAACAGGCGGCGAGTCGTCGAAACTCGGCCGCTTGTCCGCGCATGAGAGCCTGTTCAGCTTGTCGTACTTTCAGGTCATCACTACACAGACTGCACATATTACATGTTGTCCAGTTCGCTCAGCAGGTCGTCCGAGTTGATCGGTGCCTTCTTCGCAGCCGTGGCCGACTTCTCGGACTTCGCTTTCGCCGACACCTTCGCGGCCTGGGTACGGCCTGCACGCATCAGCTGGATGCCTTCCTTGACTTCGTCCAGCGTGATGGTGTTGTCGCGCGATTTCGCACGCAGTACAGTCAGCCGTTCGTGGACTTCCTGCGGGTTCATAACTTCTTGGGCGGTGGTGCTCATGGGGTTCTCCTAATCAGGTTCTAACAAACGATAGTATAACATGCCCGGCTCCAGGGTGGTGGAATCGGGCAACGGGCTTACGACGAGTGGAGCATTTTCTTGAACCGGGTGAAGGCCACATACAGGCACTTCAGCGCTTCCACGCGGTCGCGGTTCAGGAGGATGTCGCGGTAGTTCACGAAGCCGATCTCGTAGGTAGAACCTTGGGCGCGGTGGGCCGTGATGGCGTAAGCGTGTTTGGCCGAGTGGAAGGATTCCTTGATCTGCCAGTAGGTCTTCCACAGAGAGCGCTGCTCACGTGCTTGGGCAGCAAGGCTGGTCAGGTAACGCTCGAACTCTGCACGCGCCGATGGGTGGATCAGCCAGACAGTGCCGGTGTGGTTGTCGTCGAACGTCACGCTGACTGCGTTGCACAGGAACTGCTCGTACAGCGGATGCCAGGCTTCGTTGATCGCCGTGACCACGCCTTCATCATCGGTGTGGGCGACGTCTTCACCGTCGAAGTCCTTGGCCGGCGCGAGCATGGTCAGGCGATCACCGACGACCCATTCAGCTGCGGGGTTGTCGAAGATTTCGTTGCGGATCACCTTGTTCATTTCATCGACTGTCACGTTGCGCCATGCGACAGCCTTTGCGCCGTTGACGCGGGTGAAGTGGCCAGCACGCGCCATTTCGCGCATCTTCGCGTAGAAGTCCACGGCCTTCATTTCCCACACGCCTTCGGTGCCGTCGTTGTCGGACACCACGCGGACTGTAGGGCATGGGTGCGACATCAGCCCACGGATGCGGGTGACGAGTGCCAGGATTTGATTGTCGTGGCGCATCACCTTGGTCAGGCGGTGTTCGGGTGCGTCGAGCGCCCAGATGACGGACTTCTTCTCGCCGACTGGCGGCAGCTGGAACTCATCGCCCATCAGGATGAACTGGATGTTCTGGGTTTCGGCTGCCTGGACCATGTATTCGACGAGCTGCTTGTTCAGCATCGACGCTTCATCGACTACGACAGCCAAGAAGCGGCTGAGGTCGATCGGGTCTTCGGGTGCCGCAAGCTCCTGGATTTCGCCATTAGCTTCCAGCTTAAGACCCAGTAAGGAGTAAATTGTCCGGCAATCGGGCTTATAATCATCGGTCGTAACGGATTCGCGAAGAACCTTCGTAGCCTTGTTGGTCGGAGCCGTGAAGACGAGCCGCCCACGAATGCGATTGATGAGGTCCTTAATGCAGAAGGTTTTACCCGTGCCTGCCGGGCCGACCAGCCGGAAGAACATCTCGGATTTCCGGTCGAGGAACTGGACCATTGCGGAAACAGCCGCTGCTTGATCTTCGTTGAGGGGGAAGGCCGTGGTGACTTTGGACGTGACAGGACCATCTTTCTTGATTTCCTTGGGCTGGAGCGAGGCTTCCAGACTAGCCATGAGGGAACCGCCCTTGGTCAGGGCGGAGAAGTCGATAACTGGTGCCTTGGATGCCATTATTTGCGCGCTCCCTTGAAACCTTCAGCTTCCAGCCACTCGACACGCCAGCCGGTTGCGCGGAGTTCTTCAGCGTCGATCAGTTCGATGTCGAGGTCATGGGCCTGGATGATGATGACCGGCATACGCATCTGGATTGCCAGAGCGATCTCTTCGGACACACCCTTGGATTCGCGCCAGCCTTCAATCGGCAGCACATAGCAGGCGGTGGAGTTGCGCAGGAACGGGATGCACTGGTCCATCCAGAACTTGTGGGACTTGGCGTCTTTGGTGCGCAGGTGCGGTTCGATGCGCGGGCCTTGGCTGATCGGCGAGAACACAGCATGGTGGCGCATGAGGCGTGCGGCGAACATGTCTGCCAGCATCACGCGATTGCGCCGGGCTTCGACCGATGGGGACGTGTAGGGGCACGCCAGATAAACGAGTTGCATGGTATTACCTTTCAGGACTGTCTAGTTATATTAGAGCTTCGGGGCATTCGGGTCAAGCGGGGGCAGCGACTCCACGTGTGCGCGGAGCAGGGTAGTCAGGAGTTGCGACCAAGCACCGTGCGGCACTTTGCCTTCAACCACCGACCACAGTTCCAGATCGACACGCGCGACGATGTCGGAAGGGATACTGATTTTCTTTTCGACTGAGGGTATGGCATTCTTGGGGCGGGGCATAACGTAATCACCTTTAAGGGTTTGGAGTAAGAACGACGACGGATAACAGCTGCGAGGAATCGGATCATGCTTCAGCCTCTGGCGGAGTTGCGAGCAGGTCAACTGCGGCGTTGTGCTGCCGGATCAGCTTCTGCACAGGGTTGCTTGGGTCGTTGAAGTGCTGGATCATTTCGTTCAACGGCCTGACATCAGCACGCTTCGCGGCTTGGTGAAAGGCATTCAGGACGTCTTGCAAGTCCTGCATGTCGATCATCGCCTTGGTGCCCTTTACCGACGCATTTCTGGTGCTTGCCATTCGATTTCCTCCATGGATTCCAAGTCCCAGCCCTTCTCGGTCGAGCATTCGGTGCAGATGTCTACGTCCTGCACCTGGAATGCCTTCATCTTAGGCAGCTTGTCGTTGATGGTGTCGGCGATGATCAGGCGGGTGGTGTCACGGTTATGCTTGTGCGCCTGCTTGTTCATCATGTGCGAGAAGGTTTCATAGTAGCAGCCGCACGAGCAGATGACACGCTCGAAAACGATCACGGTTGCCACAGGATTCCACAGGTTGCGCGCTTCCCACTCACGCACCTTTGCTTCAATTTCGCGTCGCTCGTCGCCGGACAGGTTGGAGCGCTTCAGCTTCTCACGCATACCGGCAGTCGCCTGGGCTTCGTCACGGATGGCGAGGCTTTCGGTCAGCAGGTCGTCGAGGTCCATCAGGTCATGCTTGGGGGATTTCTTAGGCTTGACGGACTCGGCCAAGAGCTGGTCAAGTTCATCCATCGCGGGTGTGTCATTCAGGTTCATAACAGGTCAATTCTCCGTTGACTGGTCGTGTGGGGAAACATTTCCCGACCGAAATATGATACCGTATTTCCGGCGGGAAATCCACAGATGTTGCCATTTTTCGACACAGTTTTGTGGGAATCGTCCTACATGGTGTTGCGCAGGGTCAACAAATGGACCCCAGGTCCATGAGGTACGGCAAGACCTGGGGGTGTTACGGGTGCAGCGTGTTACAAAGGCTCGCCCAGCGCTTGCGATTGCGCAAACGGGACGTTGCCAGCGGTGTCGGATTGTTCCGACAACGATTCGACCTGCTGAGCGGTGGTATCGACTTCGACGCCATCGGCTGCAGGGAAGGTGATGCGGCCGGTCTGGTCGTCGGTTTCAGCGATCAGGGTGCCGGTGCTGGCGTTGTGGAATTGCATGTCGGCGCTCACTTCGGTCAGGGTGCGGGCTGCGAGGTGCAAGGCGTCGTCTTCCGATGCCGAGTCGTTCTGCGGGATGGTCAGCGACATGGCTGCGCGCGCCGCATGGGTCATTTCCTGTTGGACTTGGTAGTCCATCCAGCGAGCGTGCGGGCCGTTGGCTTCGAGTTGATCGGCTGGCTGAACCAGGTCCACGCCGACCGCCGGACTGTCCGCGCCGAGGTGATCGGTCACGCGCAAGTTGACGTGGCGATCGTTATGGACGAACACGACAGTTGCGTCGTATGGCTGGTCGAGGCCGGCTTTGCAATCGGCGAGGTGTTGCGCGGACTTGTAGAACCAGACTTTGCGGCCGATTCCAGGTTTGATGACGATGTGCATATCAGGACTCCTTGGTTGCTGCCCGAGCAATACGCTGGGTCAGTCGGTTGGAATAGCACTCCATGAAGTACAGCTGTTCACGGAGCAGTTGGCGGTCGACGAGGTCCAGGTCCTGGAAACGCTGCGTGCGGGTGAATGCTTCGCCCTTCTCACGCTTGATGTCCAGTTCCTCTTTCTCTTCGACCATACGCTTTACATGTTCTTGCATTGAAACTCCTGGACGTAAAAAAGCCCCACCGGGTAGGGCAGGGCTTTCGTGGGATTACCGAGCCGGATTAGGCTGCGGCGGTTTCCTTCGACTTGCCTTTCGGCTTTTCGGTCGAGGTCGGGGCAGTTTCTGCCGCCGGTGCGTCGCCGGCCAGTTCGGCCAGCAGGCTGTCGGTGTCCACGGCGTTCTTGCCCTTGTTGGCCTTCTCGGCTTCCAGGCGCTCGACGACCGGCTTGATCTTCGGGTTGTTGCGCAGGGCGACCTTCTCGGCCTGGGTCTTGGTGCCCAGGAAGGTCTTGATCTGCTCCATGGTGCGGCCCATGACTTCGACCAGTGCGCGGGCGAGGATGCTGGTGCCGGCCATGCCGTTGCCTTCGCGCTTGACCGACCATTCGCCCTTGGCCAGGCGTGCGGTCAGTTCGTCGATTGCCAGCACTGCGTCTTCGATGTCGTCCAGGCCGGCGATCTCGTCGCCCAGCTTCTGCTCGGCACCGTGAGCGGCGAACTTCAGGATCATGTCGGTCGGGATCGGGAAGGTGCGGGTCTCGCCGTTGCGGAAGTCCAGGCGGATCGACACGACGCCGTCCTTGACGAATGCTTCTTTCAGGAGCTTGCGCTTGCCTGCGAAATCGACCACGCGGCCGTCAGTCATGGTGACGGTTTCGATGGTGGTGGCGGCTTTAGCGGCTTTGGTGTTTTCGGTGTTCGACATTTTTATTACTCCAGTTTTGGTTGGCAGGCATTTAAGGGATCGAGTATAACGCTGTGGGTGCTTGCCGGTATGCCCTAACGCGTTTCGATGGATTGATAGTAGTGTCTGCGGAAAGAGCTGTCAACAGGTTTCCGCATGTTCTTCACGATTCTAACGCTTTCAACAGGGGATCAGCGGGCGGCTTGCGTTTGAGTGTCAGTAATACCTGATTTCCTTGCGTGCTGACGTGAATTCGGGTCCGCATGTCGTAGTCCTGTTCGATGTTGTAGAACTTATGCAGCGGGAATTGCCGAATGCACCAGCGGAAATACCGGAATTGCTTGGCTACGATACCAGCGTCCTTGGCTCCCAGGGGAGAGTTGAGCGCCTTTTCAGTCGCGGTTCCCTTGGTAAGGAGTTCCTCGACTGCGGTTTCCACAGCGTAATGGAATGGCTTCGGGAAAATGTCAGGGGAACGGAGTCTCCAGGTAGGCATCAGCGAGTCCCCGCTTCTATGACTTGATTGTAGACGGATTCAGGGGCTGCCACGTTCCGGTGATGCATGTGTACCAAACCCTTAGAATGGCAGTAGTCACACGAACCCATAGATTCGTAGCTGCCGAATCCGCATCCGGCTGTGTACGTCTGGCGATAACGCCCATGCCCCTTGCAAACTTCGCAGAGTTTGAATCGAAAATCGTCTGGGAGCTTGGCTAATCCGAGTTCCAGGGCTTCGGCTTGTTCTGGTCCGAGGTTCATATCAGGCTCCGGTGGCTTGTTCAGCCTCTTTATATGCCATGCCAGACTCAAATGCTGCGCTGACGATCATGTCCAGGTTTTGCGTGAGCATGTGCGAGAACACATTATTCTGGTCATACAAGGCCCAACGGATCGTTCCGGGTGCCTGGCGCATGGTCCAGCCATCAGACAGGGTGACAATTCGGGTACGGGAAGAGGTGTTCATCAGTCTTTGGTCCTGTCGAAATAGGCATTCGGGCGGTGCTGTGGTTGAGTGGCAGGCGTAGGCATTGCGCCCTTGTTCATCGCTTCGGCAAGGCGCTTCTGCGATTCGAGTGCTGCCAGTTCCGCCTCATTGCGTGGGGATTCCTGTACGGCAGTCGGGTCAATGCCATTCAACAGTGCCGCTTCGATCAGGAACATCTCGGCAACCTTCTTTTTAATCAGCACCGTGGTCTCGGTCACAAAGCTGATTGAGCAATTGTTCGCCGCCTCAGCAAGCTCGGCATCCAGCTTCGGGTCCTTCTTGCACGCCTTAACAACGTTGTAGAGGTCGAACCGCAGCTTCTGTGCGTCGGACTTGGATGGTACAGGGATAGCAACTTGCCCCTGGATATGCGCCTTCTTCCAGAGGTTCTGGAGGATTGCGGTACGGGATGAAGTCTCTTTGGGCATTCTGAATAGCTCCTTCGGGTCAGTCATGGACGGTTTTACTCGGTCGGAAACCTTTAAGGATTTCTCTGTCGGATAACGCATCATCAGGCCCATTTCCCCAGTAGTCAATTGCCTTAATGCATGTTCTTGGTTGTAACCGTTTGTGTGCGGGTTTGGTGCCTGTTGCATGGGAGTTTGCCGATTGATCGGTGTAAATGCACCCCGTACCCTTCCCCCCTCACTCGGTCAGTACCCCTGTTTTATAATAAAAAAAATAAATACAATGAGTACAACCAAGACGGGTCGGAGGATGGAAAAGAGGGTGCGGGGTGCAGATACAACGTACACACGGTCAAACCCTAGCCAACTGGCACGCAACACGCACGCAACTGGCCACAATAGTCCGGTCGGAATACCAGCCCGTAATTCGGTCGGATTGATTAGAGGCCCATAGAGGCGTTTTCCCGTTTCCATGTAGGGTGATGCCACCCATGCCGAGAAAACGCCGTGGCGGGGCCATTCCGGCCGTCCTATGGGGTGTCGTGTGTGGGGGGTTCCCCCGGCCATGATGCCAGGGATGCGGATCGTTGGATGGCTGGGCCGAATGACCCGGAGCCAGAAGCAAAAACGCCCGGACTATGCCGGGCGCTGGTGTGGAGTGGTTAGGTTGTCATTTCTTGGCGTCGCGGCCCTTGCCACCCTTGGACTTGGGGTCGTCCTCGGCTGGAATCTCGGTGACTTCCACCCCCTCGGCGGCGTCGCGGGTGTCTTCCATCGCGTCAAGCTCGGCCAACAGGTCTGGCATCTCCTCACCATCCTTGAGATCAGCCGCACGGAGTTCTTCGATGGCCTCAGCCACCTTGGGATTTTTGCGGAGTGCAGCCTTTTCCTTGTCGGAAAGCTTGGCCAGATATGCGTCAATCTGGTCCGGTGTCTTGCGACCGTCATACATTTTGAGCAGAGCACGTTTCAACAGGCCACCGGTCGGGCCACCTTCGCGGCGCTTGTTCCACTCACCCGACAGCAGCCGGTCCAACACGGCTTTGACCGCATCATGCTTGTCTTGCACCGTGGCGGAACGTCCGGTCTCAGGATTGCGGGTCATGGCGGCAGCATCGACCAATTTCTGTTTCAGCCCGTGCATGAGTGCCTGTCCGATGACTTCGGGGGCCAGCTCGATGGTGTCCAGCATGAGGCCGAGACCGTTGGCGAAGTCCAGCTGGAGGATGCCGAACGGGATCTTGTCGCAATGGCCGTATTTGTGGGCTGCGCGCTCGGTGCCTTCGGTCGGGGTCAGGATGGCAACAGCGATGTCTGGCTTCTTGGTGGTGGCGTTTTTCATGGTCTAATCCTCAGTGTGATTGTGGGCGAGATTGCCCGCTAAGCCGACTGTTTCACGTGGAACAATCCGCTTAACGTGGAACCCCGTTACATTTCGTCAGGCAGGCCGTACACGTCCGATTCTTCATCATCGCCGCACGCAATCTCACAGTCATTCAGGAGATCGTGCAGCGCCTTGACGACGTTCTCAGGCGTGTAGTCCGTGGCTTGGGTGTTGCACTCACGTTTGATGGCCGAGAATTCCTGCGGTCCCGATGCGCGCAACAGACCCATGATAGCCTGCTTGCAAGTGTATGCCATTTGTTGCCCCTCTCCGTTGGTGCGCCGCTGAATTGCTGCGCCATGTCGTTAATGTAACCGAACTTGCCGCCCAGAAGTAGAGGATTCCCTCTAATTCCCCTGGACTCCGTGGCCAGCCTTGTTGCCGGATTGAAAGTTGTCACCCTGACAATTTGACATAACGTCCTATTACGCGATGTTGTCTCTTTTATGCAACATTGTCCCAATCGTAACATAAGCCTGCGCACCCCCGCACACGTAGCAAGTCCTGTGCCAGCACGGTCGTTCGCTAAGTTTTCGCACGGTCGTGCTGAGCCACCTGATCGGACCGGGGGGTGGGCTTCCCGCAGTGGGGGGTGTCGGAACGGGGGTGTTTACGCGCATTCCGACTGGACGTGCGAGGTCCATTTTTCAAACGACCCCTGGGACTCCTCAGTCGAAAAAATAATTCAGGCTAAATTTGAAATCCGATCGGATTACAGCGGGATATTCCGGTCGGGATTGGGGCAAGCCTGAAACCAGCCGCGAGCTTGACACTTTTGACCGATCTGGCGCAAACTGGCTATATTACAACACTGGCAACCAAGGGGCTAACCATGAGCGACAACGCAATCCAAGCTGTATCGTACACGCACGACGCAATGATCGACTTCATTATCTCGAACCCGAAGGCATCGCAGCAGGAAATCGCCAAGGAGTTCGGCTACACCCAGCCTTGGATTTCGCGCATCTTCGCATCGGACGCATTCCAGGCTCGCCTCGCTGAGCGCAAGACGGCTTTGGTCGATCCGGTGGTTGCGCAGTCCGTCAATGAGCGCATCAACGGGCTTGTGATGCAGTCGGTCGAAATCCTGGAGGCTAAGCTGGCGCAAACCAGCAACCCTGACCTGGCATTGAAGGTCTTCGAAATCTCCACCAAGGCGGCTGGCTACGGTGCGCGCAAGGATAACGTGGCTGTCCAGCAAAACTTCGTCGTACACCTGCCACCGAAAGTCTCCGATCCGCACGCATGGGCAGCTGCTCACCGTCCAGGCGGAACTGAACCCTTCACCATTGAGGCGGAAACCCGCTGAAAGGACCCCCATGAGCTTCAAATCCCTGATCGGCTTCGAGAACCTCTTTTCCAAGGAATTCGGAAAGGACATCTTCAAGAAGCCCACTCGCTTGCTGACCGGCATCGACCCCGGATCGACCAAAGTCTGGAACAAGGTTCTTGGCCGCGACGACAAGCCACTCGTCAATGCCTTCGGCAGCCCCGGAAAGCAGTATTACGAAATGGCTGAGGCCAAGGGCATCGACACCGGGTCGGCGAAAAACCTGCACCGGATCGCTGACGTTGTCGCTGGCTTCTACGGCGCACAGGGACTCGCTGGCATTGGTGGCGGGGGTGCAGCTGCTCCTGCGGGTGCTGGTGGTGTCGGTACGGGTGCGGCCCCTGCTGCAGGTGCTCCGGCTGTCGGCGGTGGTGCAAGTGGCGGCGCTTCCGGTGGTGCGTCCTCGGCCCTGTCTGACCCGAACTCCAAGCAGGCCATGATTCAAGCCATGATGAAGGGCGGCATGAACGGCTTCAACCAAGGTGCTGGAGGCCAAGCCCCTCAGTCCCGTCCCATGTACATCGCTGACGGAACCCCTATCGTGTCCGGCGAAGCCGAACGAATCCGCCGCGAGCAGATGATCCAGGCCATGCTGGCGCAAACCCAGAAAGGAATCGCCTGATGTTCCAGCCCCCTTCCGAGCGCACCGGACCAATCGTCCTCTGGCAGCCCCAGCCCGGCCCACAGACTGCACTTCTCGAATGCGACGTCTTCGAAGTGTTCTACGGTGGCGCTCGCGGAGGGGGTAAAACTGAGTCGTCCATCGGTGACTGGCTCCAGCATTCCTCGACTTACGGCGAAGGCGCTATCGGCATCTTCGTCCGTCGCAAACTCACCCAGCTGGCCGAAGTGATCGCCCGCACCAAGCAAATCTTCACCAAGCTGGGCGGCAAATACAACGAGCAGCAGAAAACCTGGACCATGCCGGGGGGCGGGCGCTTGAAATTCGTCTACCTTGAAAGGGACTCCGATGCCGAAGAATACCAAGGCCACAACTACACCCGAATTTACGTGGAAGAGCTTACCAACTTCCCAAACCCTGGCCCTATCGACAAGCTTCGCGCAACCCTGCGTTCGGGCACTGGTGTCCCAGTTGGTATGCGCCTCACAGGGAATCCTGGCGGCCCCGGACACAACTGGGTCAAAGCCCGATACATCGACCCTGCTCCTAAAGGTTATCAAATCCTGCGGGAGGAAACCACCTTCGATCTAGACGGCGAGAAAAAGACTGTGTTCCTTGACCGGGTCTTCATCCCGTCGAAGATCGGTGACAACCAGCTCCTGATGCGCAATGACCCGACGTACATTCTCCGTCTGCGTCAGTCCGGCTCCGAGGCTCTAGTCAAGGCGTGGCTCGAGGGTAACTGGGACATCGTCGATGGCGCATTCTTCGACACGTGGTCAGATGCCAACGTCCTGTCCATGGACTGGCTGGAGCGCATCCCGAAAACTGCCCTCCGCTTCCGTGCGCATGACTGGGGTTCGGCTAAGCCTGCCTCAACGGGCTGGTATGTCGTATCCGATGGCACCTGGGGACTCCCGAAGGGCGCTCTAGTCAAGTATCGTGAATGGTACACGGCGAAAAAAGCCAACGTCGGCATGAAGCTGACCGCAGCGCAGATGGCAATGGGCATCCTGACCCGTGAAGGTGCTGTGTTCAACGAGCACGACCAGAAAATCAAGGACCCGCTCGAGAAAATCCAGTACGGTGCTGCTGACCCGGCAATCTTCATCCGAAACGGTGGCCCATCCATCGCAGAATCTATGTCCCTGAAGGGCTGCACGTGGCGTCCTGCTGACAACAAGCGTGGTCCGGGTTGGGAAGCCATGCGTCAGCGAATCGTCGGCGAAGCCTGTGCTCCAAACGAGTACGCCACTTCGCGCCCGTTCATGGACGACGACGGAAACGTGACTTGGCGTGTGCCGATGCTGTATTTCATGGAGTGCTGCGAAGATTCGATCCGCACTATCCCGGTCCTCCAGCACGACGACAAGAATCCCGAGGACCTGGACACCGAAGCCGAAGACCATGCTGCCGACGAAACGCGCTATGCCTGTATGTCCCGTCCCTGGGTTCCGAAGGGTGTAACACCTCCAGCTTCGATCTTGCCGAAACTCCCAGGCGAACATACGATCATGGAACTTGTAGCAAAACGCACCGCGCTTCGACGCGCAGCCCTGAACGATTAAGGAAATCATGGAAAAGCTCACATACACGCCCGCAGTCAAAAAGTGGCTCACGGAGCTGGAAGCGGCCGACAAGCGCGAAAAGACCTGGCGTAAGGATGCGCGCAGTATCGTCGAAATCTACGAAGCTGGGAAGAAGGAGCAGAACCCCTTTAACATTCTGTTCTCGAACACTGAGACACTTGCTCCCGCCTTGTTCAACAATACGCCCCGCCCAGTGGTCGAGCGCCGTCACAAGGACGCTGATGCGATCGGGAAAGTCGCTTCCAACGTCACCAAGCGCACGCTGGATTACCTGCTGGACGCCAACGACTCGGATTACAGCAGCTTCACCGACATGATGCAGTCGGCAGTTCTCGAGGCGCTGCTGCCGGGGCGTGGACTCACCCGCTTCAAATACGATGCTGCCATCAGCGGTGAAGGCGACGCGTCGAAGGTGGACTCGGAATTGGTCTGCGGCGAGGAAGTGCCTTGGGACCGTATCCGCCTCGGTTACGCCAAGAAGTGGAAAGACCTGCCGTGGCTCGCCTTCGAACACTTCATGAACCGCGACGAAGTCAAGGCCCACTTCAAGGACATGGAAGGCAAGGTGCAATACACCATTGTCCCTGGCAAAGAGGATGACGAGGAAGGCGAGTCGGACGCCAAAGCTGACGCTGACGACAACGGTGCCCTGCTCGCGCAAATCTTCGAAATCTGGGACAAGACTACTGGCAAGGTGTATTTCGTGTCGCCGGGCTGCGCCGAGGTGCTGAAGGAATCCGAGGTGCCGTTGAAGCTGTCGGGCTTCTTCCCCTGCCCGCGACCACTCCAGTTCATCCAGAAAGTCTCGACGCTGGTGCCGACTCCGCTTTACGCGCTGTACGAGAACCAAGCCGAAGAGCTGAACAAGTGCTCGGTCCGCATCAACAAGATCATGAACGCCCTCAAGGTGCGCGGCTTCTACGATGGCAGTCTCCAGGGCTTGACCGAGCTGATGCAGTCCGGCGATAACACGCTGCTGCCGGCCGAGAACGTCGCATCCATGGTGCAGGGCCAGACCCTCGACAAGGCCATCTGGCTGTTCCCGATTGAAAAGCTGGTCGGCGTGCTCCAACAGCTGTATGTCCAGCGCGAACAGATCAAGGCCACGATCTACGAGATTACTGGCGTCAGTGACATCCTGCGCGGTTCCTCGGTGGCGTCGGAAACGGCGACTGCCCAGAACATCAAGAACCAGTGGGGCACCCTGCGTCTGAAGAAGGCTCAGAAGGAAGTCATGCGTTACGTCCGCGACTGCCTGCGCATCATGGCCGAAATCGCAGTCGAAAACCTGGACCCGAAGACGCTGTCGGCAATGACTGGCCTGCAGTATCCGACCGCCGAGGAGAAGCAGCAGGCACAAGCGGCCATGCAACAGCTGCAACAACAGCAGGCACTGCAGGCTCAGATGGCACCGGGTCAGCCACCGCAGGAAAACCCACAAATGGCGCAGCTGCAACAGGTCCTGTCCCTGCCTTCGTGGGACGAGATTCTCCAGGTGCTCAAGGACGACGTCCAGCGTCAGTACCGCATCGACATCGAAACCAACTCGACTGTTGACGCCGAAGCGACCGAGGACAAGACTGACGTGGCTGAGTTCCTGAACTCGATGTCGCAGTTCCTCAACGGTGTCCAGCCGATGATCGAAAGCGGGTACATGAGCTTCGACGTCGCCAAGACCATGCTCCTGGCAATCGTGCGCCGGTTCCGCTTCGGGGTCGAGGTGGAGGACCAGATCAACCAGATGCAGGCACCGCCTCCGAAGGAAGAGGGCGACGACCCGAAAGTCAAGGCCGAGCAGATGAAGCTCCAGATGGAATCCAAGGCCATGGAGGCTGAGGCTGCCCACAAGGAGAAGATGATGCAGCTGGAGTACCAGTCGGCCCAGATGGAAATGGAACTCAAGCGCGAAGAGATGGACTTGAAACGCGAAGAGATGCAGTTCAAACGTGAACAGGCTGCGCAGCAACATCAAATGGACTTGCAAGGTATGCAAGAGAAAGCTATATTCGATTCTCAACAACGAGCGCTGAAGGCTCAGCAAGCCGAACAAGCTGCCATGACCCCACCGCAACCTGAAGGGACTCCGAATGCCAACGTATGAATATAAGTGCCCGAAAGGGCACATGACTGAAACGATCAGCAAAGTAGCCGACTACGTGCCGCAAGTACCATGTAAGCACGAAGGCTGCTACTCCATCGCTGACCGCTTCATCAGCCGTGCGCCGATGGGCTTCGTCAAAGCTGACATCGCCTACAAGTGCCCGATCACGGACAAGCCGATCACCAGCCGCAGGGAGCACGAAGAAAACCTGGCTCGCCACGGTTGCCGCGTGTTCGAAGCTGGCGAGAAGGAAGAAGCACAACGCCGCCATGCGGCAGCCGAGGCTGAACTCGACGCAAAGGTCGAAGCCACGGCAGAAGAATTTGTCGGCAGCCTGTCGACTGAAAAGCGGGAACAGCTCGGCCGCGAACTTGATTCCGGGCTTGACGTAAGTGTGGAACGACACTAAGGGGAACCACAAATGTACAAAAACAAACTGCTCCAATGGCTGTTCGCGGCCGCTTTCATGAACATCGGTATCGTCGAAGACACCGGCGGCGGTGGTGGCGCTGACACTGGTGGCGGCTTCGATGTCGAGGCAGCGTCCGACTCCATCGGCGCAGACCTGTTCGGCGCGCGGGATGATGACGACAACCAGAACCCCGATCCGGCCCCCGCATCGGTCGATGGTGGCGATAAAACCGACCCGGCGACCCAATCCCCGGACCCCTCCAAGCAAACGCCGATTGCGCCACCTGCTGGACAAGAGCAGCAACCTGACCCGGCCGCACAAAAGCCGGCAGCTCCCCGCACGTGGCGTCCTGAAGCCGCTGCTGCCTGGGACGCTCTGCCGCCGACCGTGCAACAGGAAGTCATCAAGCGCGAAGAGGACATGTTCAAGGGCATCGAGGGTTACAAGGCCCATGCCACTGTCGGCCAGACCTTCCAGCAGGCAACCCAGGTATTCGCGCCGCTGCTGACCCAACAGGGCCATGACCCGATCCAGCTGACCCACCAGCTGCTGTCGGCGCACGCTACCCTGTCCCTGGGTTCGGCAGAGGACAAGCTGGCTGCCATCCAGCAGATCGCCCAGTCGTACGGTGTCGAACTGAACCCAGTCGATCCCGAGAATGCGCCCTACGTCGATCCCCAAGTAGCGGCCTTGCAAAAACAATTGGCAGCTGTACAATCCAAATTATCGCAAAACGACCAACTCCAGGCGCAACAGCGAGCACAGCAGGAAACTGAAATCCGTGCTACGCTGAGCGCCGAAATCGAGAAGTTCGCAAGCGATCCGGCCAATCCGTACTTCGATGAAGTGGCGAACGACATCGTCGCTCTGATGAACGCAGGACTGGCCAAAGACCTGAAGGATGCTTACGAGCAAGCGGTCTACCGCAATCCTGTCACCCGTGCTAAGGAAATCGAGCGCAAGGCGAGCGAAACGGCTCAAGCGGCGCAGAAGGCGGCGGCAGAGAAAGCGGCGAAAGCGCGCGCAGCAACTTCGGTAAACGTTCGCACCAGCCCCAAACAAGCAAGCGGAACGGCTGCTCTGGGAAGCATGGACGATACGCTCGCAGCAACGCTGGCAGCAATGAAGGCCCGCGACAAGTGAATCGTTACACCACCCCATAACCAGGAGCTATTATGCCATCCCCGAATCAAGTATTCACCGAACTGGTGACGACCACCTTCCGCAAGCACCGGAAGGACATCAAGGACCTGATCAGCAACAACAACGTGCTGCATCAGCGCCTGACCAAGAAGGGCAACGTCAAGCACGAAGACGGCGGTCTGTCGATCGTCGAGCCGCTGGACTACGCACAGAACCAGACCTACCAGCGTTATTCGGGCTACGACACGCTGAACATCGGCGCATCCGACGTGATCTCGGCTGCCGAATTCCAATGGCGTCAGATCGCCATCAGCGTGACCGCGTCCGGCCAGGAACTGCGCACCAACAAGGGCGACAGCCGCATCATCAACCTGGTCAAGTCGCGCATGAAAAACGCGACCCGCACGTTCAAGAACAACTTCTCGAACGACCTGTACAGCGATGGCACCCTGTCGAACCAGATCAACGGCCTGCAGGCGCTCATCGCCGACAGCGGCCAGGGCACCATCGGCGGCATCGACTCGGCCACCTGGGCCTTCTGGCGTAACAAGGTGCAGTCGGCTGCGGCCCCGATCCAGGGCGGCGGCGCTGTGACGATGTCCAAGGACACCATCGAAAACCAGATGCTGAACCTGTGGCTCAGCCTGGTGCGCGGCGATGACCGTCCTGACCTGTGGATCGCGTCGAACGACTACTTCGCCATGTACGAGAACAGCCAGATCTCGTTCAAGCGCTACACCAACAGCGAATCGGCCAAGGGCGGCTTCACCAGCCTGAAGTACAAGGACGCTGACGTGGTGTTCGACGGCGGCAGCGGCATCCCGAACGCGCACATGTACGCGCTGAACACCGAGTACCTGTACCTGGTGGCGCACACTGACGCGGACATGACCACCATGGACGAAATGAAGCCGTACAACCAAGACGCGGCTGTCATCCCGATCCTGTGGATGGGCAACCTCTGCGTCAGCAACCGCGCGCAGCAAGGCGTGATGAAGGCCTAACTGGCCGGCGTCAAATTCGACCGGATTACGTCAAAATAATCCGGTCGGTTTATTCAAATTCAGACTTAGGAGCTTCATCATGGCTTTCTCTTCCACTGGCCTGGTCGGTGCCAACACTGACCGCCGCACTCCCCATCAGGAGTACAAGCTCGGCACCCCACTGATCGGCGACGACAATAACACTTACGTTTACGTCCGCGCCTCGGCAGCCATCGCCGGCGCAACCGCTACCAGCGTCACCGGCGCGTTCGCAGCCTCGGCTGGCGCAGGCAACTACACCACCGGCGCTGCGTTCGCAGCCAACGAATACGGCTGGGTCCGCAAGACCGCCTCGCCGCTGTAAAGTTCACCGTACTGTCCCCTCGGTGTTTTCCCTCAGGGCTTCGGCTCTGGGGGTTTTTTCAGGGGATGCTTTAACTCAGGGGATTCATCATGGAACAATTAAAAGACCGCCCACCATTCGTGATGTTCGAGACCAAGTCGGTCGAAGATCGCGCAGCATCCATCGAAGCAGGTCACTACGTCGGCAAGGACGTGGACTACGCTTACATCACCCCGGCTGGCTCCAAGGATCGCATCGAGCGTGTCGTCAGCGAATGGCTGCCGCAAGTGCGCGTGGACGTCGAGCAGGGCCGTCTGCCGCAGGAATGGGCTGACCACTACAACCGCATTTACCGCAGCTTCAAGGAAGGCACCGCCGCACCTGTCAACGGCATCCCTGTCAAGGACTGGCCAGGCCTGTCGCCGTCGATGTTCAAGACCCTGCAGTCCCTGCACCTGCTCGCCATCGAAGACGTCGCTGCCGCCAACGAAGAAACCATCGCTCGCCTGGGCATGGGTGGCCGTGCACTCGTCCAGCGTGCGCGTGACTACATCGCTGCGTCGAAGGACGTCGGCCAAGTGGCAGAGCGCGCGTCGGCAACGGCTGCGGAACTCGAAGCCTCGAAAGCCCGCGAAGCCAGCCTGCGTGAACAGGTCGCCGCGATGCAAGGTCAACTCGCTGCACTCGCCGCAGGCACCGGCATCCAGCTCGACCCGCTGCCGGGTGGTGGCATCAGCCTGGACGACCTGGGCCTCGGCGAACCACTGTAAAGGAACACCATGTCGCGCACCCTTCTTGAAAACGTCAAGCAGTTCTGCCTTCGTCGCGGCCTGCCATTGCCGACCCTTGTGATGGGTTCGCAGGATGACCAGCTGCTCCAGATTGTCGGACTGGCCAACGAAGTGCTGGAAGACCTGCACACCCGCTACGTCGGCACGGCGCTTCAGAAGGTCGCGACATGGGAGCAGAAGGCCACGGAGTCGCAGGGTACGCTGGACGCCCTGTGCCCGTTCGGCTACAAGCACATCATCAACCGCACATTCTGGGACCTGGGCCAAAGCCTGCCTGTGCAAGGGCCGATCACCGCTGATGAATGGTCGGCTCGCAAGGGGTCGGCAAACCTCGGTGCATGGCTCAGCTACCGCATCATGGGCGGCGAACTGCTCCTGCTCGGCACGACCCAGGCCGGCGCTCAAATGCGACTGGAATACGCCTCGGATTGGGCAGTAAAGGCCGCCGACGGTTCGTGGAAGGATCAATTCACGGCTGACACGGACACCTGCGTATTCCCGGACGCGATCATCCTGGCAGGCCTGAACTGGCGCTGGAGGCTTGAGAAAGGCCTCAAGTATGCCGAGGCTTTCCGCGAGTACGAAGTCAAAGTTGCCGAATTCAACGGCCACGACGGCAGCAAGCCCACCCTGCACATGGACGGTGGCTGCGATGGCGTGCGTCCGTTTGTCATGATGCCTGCTATCGTAAGGAGCACTTAATGCGTCAAGCATTACCGCAAAGCGGCGGGAACACAGCCCGCCCGAAAACACTGCCAGCCCCCATTGGGGGTTGGAACGCTTCTGACTCCATCGCTGATATGCGGACCACGGAAGCAGTCTTCCTCGACAACTTCTTCCCACGGACTTCCGACGTCCAGCTGCGCAAGGGCTTCCGTACCCATGCTAAGGTGCCATTGGACCGGGAAATTCGCACGCTGATGGGCTACAAGGCCACCAACGGCGCGACCAAGCTTTTCGCGGCCACACAGAACGGAATCTTCGACGTCACGGCGGGTGGTGATCTCGCTGCCCCAGTCACGGCCTGCACCAGTGGTGAATGGCAGCATACGCTCGTCACCACGGCTGGCGGCTCGTTCCTGCTCGCCTGCAATGGCAAGGACAAGATGAAGTCCTACAATGGCGCGGCGTGGACTGACGTGGATGCAGTCTCTGCCCCCGCGATCACTGGCATCGACACCACGCAGGTCGTCAACATCAGCAAGTTCAAGACCCGCGTGATCCTGTGCAAGAAAGACTCGCTGTCGTTTTGGTACCTGCCAAACAACGCCATCGCAGGTGCTGCGGTCGAATTCCCCCTCGGTGCGCTGTTCAGCAAGGGCGGCTACCTGATGGCCACGTTCAGCTGGACGCTCGACGGCGGTGACGGTCCTGACGACTATTTCGTGGCGATTACGTCCGAAGGTGAGGTTGCACTGTACCGTGGCACTGATCCGAGCCTGTCGAGCACCTTCGCCATCGTCGGCATTTTCCAGCTGGCTAAGCCAATGGGCCGACGCTGTTTCGTCAAGCTCGACTCCGACACGGCAGTCATCACGCAGTCGGCGGTGTACCCGCTGTCCCGTGCCCTTGGCCTGTCGCAAACGAAGCGGAAGTCCACTTCCCTGACCGAGCGCATCCAGAAGGCTTACAGCGAATTCGCGCAGCAGCATAAAGCCCTGTTCGGCTGGTCGGTCACCCTGTTCCCAGAAGCGTCCATGCTGCTGGTGAACGTGCCGATCCTGAACTATCCGACACGGAACATCATCTACTCTTACCAGTTCGTGATGAACACCGAGACTGGCGCATGGTGCCGCTTCACCGGCCAGCACTCCGAGGCGTGGCTGGCGTTCGACGGCAAGCTCTACTTCGCCCTGCACAACATCATCAACGAAGCCTGGACCGGCACCAGCGACAACGGCGGTGCGATCACAGGGCTGGCAAAAACGGCATTTACCCCGCTCGGAACTGCGGCTAACAAGCAGGTCAAGATGGTCAAACCGATCATCCAGTCTGACACTGACGTGACCCTGCAGCTTGGCGTGGATGTGGACTACGCCGACAACACCCTGCAGACCTCCAAGGCTGTCTACTCGCAGGCACTCGCCCTGTGGGATAGTGCGACCTGGGGTGGTGCGGTGTGGAACGGCTCTTCGCGCACCATTGCCCGTTGGCGGTCAGTTGCCTGCAAGATGGGTCGCACGGCAGCCCTACGCTTGCGTACGTCCGGCAAGGATGTTACGATGACCTGGATCGCAACAGACTTACTCGTCGAGGATGGTGGGCTGCTATGAAAGTGGATTGGTCGCAGAATCGTGAATACCTGGACAAGCTTAAAGAGGCGCTTTCTTCGGACTTTTACGAGCCTGTGACCTGGGCCGCAGTAGTGGGGGAGGGCGGGACGCTGCGGACTATCGTGGCGTTCCACAACTTCTGCCCGGCAAGCTGCGAAATCAGCGTAGCCACCTTCCACCCCCGTCCTATCGACAGGCAAGTGTTGCGCGAGTTGTTCAAGTACCCTTTCGAGGCGCTTGGACTGCGTAGAATCCACTCGGTTGTCAGAACCGATAACGCCAAGTCCCTTGAGCTTACGGCAAAGCTCGGGCTGAAGGTCGAAGGGTACGTCCAGCATTGGTACCCCGATTGTGACGGCATCTTCCATGGAATGCTCAGAGAGGACTGCAAATGGCTGTAATGCACAAAGGCTATCGCGCCGAAAGCGAGCCTATTTACTTCACCCCCCGGCCTGTCCGGGGTCGTTACCTTCAGGGCCTGTGGGGTGGCGGTAAAGCCCCTGCGGCACCCGATCCAGTCGCCACGGCACAAGCCCAAGGGCAGGCCAACATCGACGCTGCGAAAGCAACGGCGGAGTTCAGCCGCACCAACGAAGTGTCACCTTTTGGCACTACCACCTGGGGCAAGTCGGCAGACGGCCGGGATCAGTCTACCTTCGCGCTCGACCCGAAGCTGCAGGGGATGCTCGACAACGTCTATAAGACTGCCAACTCGCCGGGTATGCAGATCGACCTGTCGAAGATGCCAACCGTCGGCACCGGTGCAGATTACCGCAACGCCCAATCAACGCAGGGTGCGGATACGGTCGGCAACATGGGTCAGCTGATGACCGGCCAGATTTCCTCGTCCAACGATGTTTCCCTGCGTGCGGGCGACCTCGCTGCATCCCAGATGGACCGTCTCAAGAGCGTTTACGGCCAGGAGTTCAATTATGACAAACTCGGTGCGATGCCAAGTGGCTCGGATGCGACGCGGAAGGCAGTCGAAGACGCGTACTACTCCAAAGCGAAAAGCCGGCTGGACCCACAGTGGCAACAGCAGGAAGCGGAAATGCGCAGCCGCCTTGCCAACCAAGGCCTGACCGAAGGCAGCGAAGCCTACAACGCTGAACTCCAGCAGATGATGCGCGGACGCACTGACGCATACGGTCAGGCGACGAACGATGCCATCCTCAACTCTACGACTGAGATGGGTAAGCAGTTCGCCATGCAACTGGCTGCGCGCCAGCAGGGCGTGTCCGAGCAGAACTATGTCCGCGAGCTGGCAACCAAGGAAGCGCAAGCGGCGATGGGCCTGTCGGGCGAGGCAAGCAGCATCAACAACAACAACGCGCAGACGCAGGCGAACCTGTTCCAGGCACAATCGGCGCTGAAGGACGCGGCCGGCAATCGTGCGGTGCAGAATCAGTCTATGGACAACATCACCCGCGACAAGGCTCTGAACGAGCAGCTGACCCAGAAGAACCTGGAAGGGCAGGACCGCACGAATCTGCTGAACACGCTCATGGCTCTGCGCACGGGTTCGCAGGTCAACGCCCCAGGCACCGGGCAGATTCAGGTGGCAGCGGCCCCGGTTGCGCAGTCGATCTACAACTCGTATCAGGGTCAGGTCGATTCGTACAACGCGAGCCAAGCATCGAAGAACGGCCTCATGGGTGGCCTGGGTGGCATCGGTGCGGCATTTGCTGGTTCGGGCGCAGGCTCGGCTATGCTGGCGAGCTTCTGATGTTCAGCCAAACCTTACGCGATAATCTGGCCGGAATACGGGCAAGTATTCCGCCGGTGAAACTCGACTCCCTGAACATGCTCAGGAAGAATCTCATCTTCATGGCGCAGGTCATGAAGGCGAGTGAGAACCTGCTCTGGGAAGGGCACCTTGCCTGCGACTATGCCTCGCAGTTCACTCACGATCTGGGCGAGTATTATTACAAGCACCACGACGAGGAACGGCAGCACTTCGAATGGCTGATGGATGACCTGGAACTGAAGGATTCCATCGACCATCGTGACTGGCTCGCGGCTCAGATCTGCG